GCTACATCCGGACGAAATCGCGGAAATGACGAAGGATATGTCGCCCGACGAGTTCGCCAGAGAAATGATGTGCAGCTTTTCGGCGAGCGTCGAGGGTGCATATTATGGCGAGCAGATGAACAACATATCTCTCGAAGGGCGCATCCTCCCCGTTCCGTACGACAACGAAGCGCCGGTCTGGACATGTTGGGATATCGGCATCGACGACAGCACCGCCGTGTGGTTCCTCCAACGGTGCGGACGCGAAATCCACGTCATCGAGTATCTAGAACAGAAAGACAAGCTGTTCAACTGGTATTTTAGCGAAGTAAAATCACGCCCGTATGTCTACGGCGGGCACATCTTCCCCCAAGACATTAAAGTGCGCGAGTTGATCGCCGGTTCCCGCTATCTGTACGCGCAAGAAGAACTCGGTCACCTGTTGGTGCAGGTCTGCCCGCCCCACAGTCCAGAAGACGGGATCGTTGCGGTGCGGCGGTTCCTGGGTGCATGCTTTTTCGATGCCGTAAAGACGAAGCTGGGCGTCGTCGTGCTCCGCAGCTACCACAAAAACCCCAAAACGGGCAAGCCGGTCCACGACAAATACTCCCACGGTGCCGATTCATTGCGGCAAGGGGCGGTCTACCTTTCGGCGATGGGTTGGGACGCAGGATGGGGCACGAACATTGTTTCCATACGGGGCGCGTTGAAGCGTCGCATCGGCGGAGTGTATTGATATGCCCAGAAGCGATGACGCAGATATCGTTGAGCGCATCTTCGGTGAAGGCGACGGCAAGCAGTGGGACAAGTCCCACGGCGACTACACGGATTTCTACGAGTACAAGGTGCGGATGCTGATCGAAGACGCCCGCTTCTACAATCTGGATATCCGCGCGCCGAAGCGCGAAATGGCCATGCGGTATTACCAAGGCATCGAGCCGTTCCTAGACGAGCAGGGCCGCAGCACCATCGTGTCCACGGAAGTCCGCGACACCATCTTGCAGATCATGCCGAGCCTCATGCGCATTTTCACCGCGCAAGAGCACGTCGTGGAGTTCATCCCGAACACCGAAGCGATGGTCCCGCTGGCTGAACAGGCTACGGATTGGGTACAGTGGATATTCATGGAGGACAATCCGGGCTTCCTTTCGCTGCACAACGTGTTCAAGGACACTCTGACGAAGGGTGAAGGCATCGTGATGTGGCGCGTCGACAAGCAGCCGACCGTGACATATCGTGAATATACCAACATCACCATGGAGCAGGCTCAGTTCACTATCTCGCAGGACGAGCGGACCGAAGTGATGAAGTTCGCGCCGCATCAACCCGGCAAGGTGCAGAAGAAGAAGGCTCTGCAGAAGAAAATGCAGTCCGCCGCGCAGCCGCAACAGGCCCAGCAACCCCCTCCGGACCCCTCCGCCGAGCAGACCTACGACATGTCGGTGCGCATCGATCAGAGCAAGCCGCGCATCATCGTTGAGCCGGTTCCCCCGGACGAGTTTCGTATCGACCGATACGCCAAAGGCATCTACGACGCCACTCTCTGCGGCATCGAAACCATCAAATCGCCGTCTGAACTCATCGAAATGGGTTACGACGAGGACACTGTGGACCATTTTCGTGGGGTCTCTATCGCGAGCGTCCGCTGGAATGAGGAACGCGCCCTGCGGAATCAGGGTCTTGAACTGGGTGTTGGAGGACCAGATGTTCAGGGTGGTGTTATGTACGGCGAGTACTATATCCGAGTCGATAAGGACGGGGATGGTGTTGCCGAACTACGCCGTATCTGCGTCATGGGCGACCGCGACGAAATTGTCGACGACGAACCCGTCGACTTTGCTAAATGCGCATATTTTACTCCCGATCCAGAACCGCACACGGCTATTGGACACAGCATCACGGAGCTAGTGCAGGATATTCAGAAAATCAAGACGAATATCATGCGCAACAGTCTGGACAGCATCGCGAGCACCATCTACCCGCGCCTGTGGATGGTGGAGAACCAAGTCAACATCGACGACGTGCTGAACGCCGAGCTTGGCGCTCCGATCCGCTGTAAGGCCCCGAACACGGTCGGCCAGCTGCAGAGCCAGTTTATCGGCGACGCGCCGATGGCCATGATTCAGTACCTCGATGGCGTCAAGGCGGTGCGGACAGGCATCACCGAGGCGTCGAAGGGCCTCGACCCCAAAGCGTTGCAGTCCACCACCGTTAAGGGTGTGGACATGGTTATCACTGGTGCGCAAGAGCGCATCGAACTTATCGCCCGCATCCTCGCTGAGACGGGGATGAAGGACATGTTTAAGGGGTTGCTTCGTGAAACTGTCCAAAACCCCGACCCCGGTCGCGTCATCAAAATCCGTGGAAAATGGGTCCCTATCGTCGCTGACTCCTATGATCCCACTATGGGCGTTCGTGTTAATCCTTCTCTTGGACACGGCTCTGATACTGATCGCTTTGCTATGCTTGGACAGATAGCGCAGAAGCAGGAACAGATTATCCAGGCTTTCGGTCCACAAAACCCGATGGTGTCGCCCATCGAGATTCGGAATACCTACGAAGATATGCTCCTGTGCGCGGGCATCAAAAATGTGTCTCGCTACTTCAAGCAGATCGACCCGCAGCAGTTGGCGCAACAGGCCGCGCAACCCCCGCCGCCCAACCCGGCGATCATGCTGGCGCAGAACGAGCAGCAGAAGACGCAGACGGAGGCCGTCAAGATCAACAGCGACGACGCGTTCCGCCGCGAAAAGTTGAAGGTCGACGACCAGTTCCGCCGCGACAAGATGGTGACCGACGCCATGATCAAGGATGCGTCGAACAAGGCCCAATACGGCTTGGCGGCGGATTCCAAGGCTCTCGACGCGCAGCTTAAGCGCGAACAGGCGATGCTCGCCATGGCGCAACAGCACGACCAACAGACCCACGCCGTGGGCATGGAGCAGATGGGCCAAGAGCACGAGCAGAACATGTCGCAGCAAGATAAGGACCACGAAGCCAACATGGCCGAGTTGCAGCATCAGCAGGGCCTCGAAGCCGGTGAAGTGCAACACGCGCAGGGCATGGAACAGAACGAGCAACAGGCGGAACTTGCGCCGAAACCCCCGAAAGGTAAGGCATGACCCCCATTGAAAGAATTGAGCGCGCGGGACAGGCTCGCGCGCTGCTTGACCACCCCATCCTGAATGAGGTTATCGCCGCGCTCCGCGAGGACGCGCTGGTGACCATTTCGGCGGGCGCAGAGGGTATGGAAAGGGACCGTCATTGCTACATGCTGGCCTCCCTTTCGGTGTTGATGGGCCGCATTCAGGCCATCGTCGACGACGAGAAATTCCTCAAGAAGGCGTAGTATTCCTATACTACTTGACAGCAGCCACGCGCCCGTGGTACCATAATCACACACTAGGGACCCGACAATGAGCGACGAAGCCATCAATTCAGTAGCCAGCGCCTTCGATGCCTCGATGCAACCAGAGGCCCCCGCGAAACCCGCCAAGGTTACGCCGAAAGCCCCCACCGATACTCCGCCGCAGGAGCCGGAAGAGCGGCTATTTGTTCAGGGCGACGATGAGGGGGACGACGACGATGAAAATGGCCTCTCCGAAACACATGAAGATGGCGAACCCGGTGAAGACGGCGAGGATGAAGGCGGAGAAGATGATGAAGGAGGCGATGAAGTCGTCGAAGACTCGTCAGACCTTCCCCTCGGCTCCAAAGTCCGGGTTACTGTCGATGGGGAGCCTGTCGAAGTTACTGTGAAGGAGGCCCTTGAGGGGTATATCCGCACACAGACTTTCCACAAGCGCCTCAACGAAGTCAACGAGGCCAAGAAGACGGTCGAGAAGGAGCAGGGCGAAGTCACACAAGCTCGCGGCGTCTACGCCGACATGTTGCAGACCCTCGCGTCGCAGCTGGACGCTCTGACGCCCCCGGAGCCGGAATGGGACAAAGAGTTCGCCGCCGATCCGGTCGGCGCTATTCAGAAGCAGCGCCTCTGGGACAAATTCAAGGAGCAGCGCTACGCCGTCGATCAGGAGCGCAAGCGCGTCGACGCTGAGACGCAGCATGAAAACACCAAGAAGCTTTCGCAGTACGTCGAGAGCGAACGCAAGCTTCTCGCCGAGAAGAATCCCCAATGGACTGATCCAACCAATGGGCAAAAGAACTGGGAACGCGACCGTGCGGCAATGGACAAAACGGCACGGTCGTGTGGATTCACCGATGCGGAGATCAACAATATTCTCGATCACCGTATGATCAGCATCCTGCACAAGGCTGCGCAATACGACCGCATTAGGGCCGCGAAGCCCCAACCGGTCATCAACAACGGCAAGAAACCCACGCGTCCTGGATCGGGAAACATTGGAACCGGTCAAAGAGGCATGTCGCGGGAGGCAAACCGTCTAGCACGGACAGGCAGCATCAGCGATGCTACCGCCCTCTTTCAGCGTGTTCTCCAATCGGAGTAAAATCCTATGCCTCAGGTCGCAGGTTCGTTCACCACCTATCAGGCGGTCGGCAATCGTGAAGATTTGTCGAACGGCATCTACAATATCGATCCGTTCGATACCCCCGTCATGTCGATGGCGGGTCGGCGCAACGTCAAAGAGCGCCAGTTCGATTGGCAGTCCGAGCATCTGCCGGTCGTCGACCCGAACAACGCCCAACTCGAAGGCTTCCAGCTGGTGGCGACCAATGGTCAGCCCACCATCCGCCTGAGCAACGTCACGCAGATCAGCAAGCGCGACGCCACCGTTTCCGGCTCTCAGGAAGAGGCGGTAAAGGCGGGCAAGGGTTCGGAAATGGCGCATCAGCTGGCGCTCAAGTCCAAGGTGCTGAAAAGCGATATGGAAACCATCCTGTGCGGGCGTCAGCAGCGCAACGATGGCTCCGACGCCGCCGCTCGCACCACGGAAGCGATCTGCCACTGGATCGCCCGCACCGTGGACCGCAATGCCGTCGCGGCTTCCTCGGTGTTCGGCTATAAGACCGGTCTTCCGGTTCTGGCGACCGACGCTTTCGCTGCCGTCATCGCGGGCAACCAGACGGCGTTCACCGAGCAGATGCTTGGCGACGCCATGCAGCAAGCCTATCAGCTTGGCGCTTCGCCGAAAGTGCTGATCACTCCGCCCGCCATCAAGCGTGAAGTTTCTACCTTCGTTGGTCGCTCCACCACGCAGGTGTTGGTCGGCAAGACGGAAGTCGTTTCGACCGTCGACGTGATCGCCACCGATTTCGGTCGCATCAAGGTAATGCCGTCCCGCTGGCTGCAGACCGATACGGCTCTGCTGCTCGATCCGGCCTATTTGGCCCTCGGCTTCTTCCGCAACTTCCGGCAGGTTCCGCTCGCCAAGGTCGGCGATTCCGAGACTCGCATGGTCGTCGTCGAGTGGGGCGTCGAAATGAAGAACGGCAACGCCCACATCCTATTCAACGGGGTGAAGTGATATGACCGAACGCGCCCATCAGAGGGAGGCGGTGGTAACACCGCAACTTATCGGCATCGCGCCGACCGATCCGCTGGTCGCTATTTGTCAAAATGCGAACGGCAAATG